CCGCAATGAAGCCGAAAGTTATAGAAGTAAGCATAGATGAGCTAGTTCCCGACAACCTGAATGCCAACAGGGGCACTGAGTACGGTACGCACCTGCTGGAGAAGTCTTTTCGGGAGCTGGGTGCTGGCCGTTCTCTACTGCTAGATAAGAACAACCGCATCATAGCGGGCAACAAATCAACAGAAACGGCGGCGGCCATTGGGCTAAAGAACGTAATTATCGTTGAAACCGACGGCACTCAGCTAGTGGCTGTAAAGCGGACGGATATCGACCTCGATTCCAAGCAGGGGCGTGAGCTGGCTATTGCCGATAATGCCACCAGTAAGGCGAATCTACAGTGGGAACCACAGGCTATTGCCAAGATTGAGGAGGGATGGGGCGTAGTACCAGCCGACTGGGGCATTCCCGATTTTGATGAGCCCGAAGAGCCAGAGGAGGACAATGAACCAACTGAGATTTCCCTAACCGTTCAGTCCGATGACCCTGTAGCCCTTCGGCTCTTATCCGTTGAGCTTCAGGAGCGGGGCTTTAAGTGTAACCTAAAGGAGTAGCGATATGGCAAGGTACAACAAGCGAATCGTGAAGCGTATATGCGACCTGATCAGCAAGGATACATACACCATTGCCGAGATTTGTGCAAATGTCAACATATCAGAACGTTGCTATTACGACTGGCAATCGAAGCATGCAGAATTTGCAGAATCCATCGCGCGCGCACGGGAAAAGTTCGACGAAATCATTGTGCAGGAAGCCAAGAACTCCCTGCGCAAGAAGATCACGGGCTACACCGTGCAGGAGAAGAAGGTGGTGATGGTGGAGGGTAAAGCGGGACCCGATGGCAAGACCAAGCCCAAGATCAAGGAGCAGGTAACCATCGATAAGCATTTCCAGCCCGATACGCCAGCCATCATATTTGTATTGACGAACAAGGCGTCTGACGAGTATAAGAATCGCCAAAACACGGAGTTAACAGGCAAGGATGGGAAAGATCTCTTTAAGAGCTTAACCGACGAGGAACTGGATCAGCGCATAGGTGAATTTGAGCGAAAGCTTGGGAAAAATGGGGATGAGCAAAAGTGAAAAGTTGGCCTACATAGAGGCGCTGCGTGAGCGGCTGATTCGGCAGAGCCGTGGCAGCTTGCTAACGTTCACCACGGCCACCATGCCCACGTTCGAACCCGCCCCTTTTCACATTCGGTACTACAACGTTCTTAACAAGTTTGCAGACGGCAAGATCAAGAAGCTGATGGTGTTCATGCCGCCTCAGCACGGTAAAGAAATCAGCGACAGCACACCTGTTCTTACCCCAAACGGCTTTGTTCGACATGGAGATTTGAAAGTCGGTGACTATGTGTTTGGACGCAATGGACGGCCGGTGCAGGTGCTTTGGGTGTCAGAAAAGGTGATGTCTGAATACGATGTTACATTCTCTGACGGCGCAGTGATTCAATGTCATGGCAACCATGAATGGGTTGTTTACGACAGGAGTTATGCAGCAGAAAGAAGGCTGGAAACGAAGTATCTTCTTTCGCAGAAGCTTGCTTCCGGTACAGAAGGCAAAAGAGGTCACAGATACCGATTCCAGGTTGATGCAAATGTGCAAATTCAGCTTCCTGATGCAGATCTGCCGATTCACCCTTATGTTCTTGGCGCATGGCTTGGTGACGGAACATCTGTCAGTGGTTGCATAACGCATCACAAAGACGACATTGCTCATATCGACAAGGTCGAAGGCATTGGTTACAGCAAGGGAGCTGTTAATGTCCATAAGACAACAGGAGCCATAAGAACTTGCTTTTTGGGTTTGCAGAGCCAATTAAAAGCATCCGGGTTGTTGAACAATAAGCATATTCCAGAAGCCTATTTCAATTCGTCTTTTCAACAAAGGCTTGAACTGCTTGCCGGACTGATAGACACTGACGGGTATATTTATCACAAGAACGGTCGTGTTACCTTCTCAAACATCAACAGACGACTTATTGATGATGTAAAAAGGCTTGTTCTTTCACTTGGATGCAGAGTTACTTCCTGCGAGTTTGAACCGATAATATCAACATCAGGCATCAATGGAAAGAACATTGTCCTGCAGGTATCTTTCAATCCAAGCTTTGAGATTCCTTGCGCTCTGAAAAGAAAGCAATCTGTCAGCATAAGTCCAGCTATAAGGAGAAGGGCCATTGTTTCAATCGTCAAAGCAAAGAACCCGGAACAGGGCAACTGCATCGAAGTCGAAGGCGGAATCTACCTGGTTGGTGAAACACTTATTCCGACACACAACTCGGAAGGATCCACAAGAAGGCTTCCTGCTTACATTCTTGGAAGAAGACCTGACACCAAGGTTGCTGTCGTTTCCTATTCGGCCCCTAAGGCACGCAAGTTCAACAGGGAGATACAACGGATCATTGACACGGAGGAGTATGCTGAGATATTCCCCAGCACCAAGCTAAACGCTAGCAACATCACCACTGTGGCAGGGGCTTGGCTACGAAATGCCGACGAGTGCGAGATAGTAGGCCATAGGGGAGGCTTTAAGACCGTTGGCGTGGGTGGCCCCCTAACGGGTGAGCCTGTGGATATGCTGATTATGGATGACATCTACAAGGATGCCAAAACGGCATGGTCGCCCACGGTGAGGGAATCGATAGAGGATTGGTACGACACGGTAGCCGAAACGCGCCTTCACAACGACAGCCAGCAGCTCATAGTCTTCACTAGATGGCACGAGAATGACCTAGCCGGGCGATTACTGGAGCAGCAAGGGATTTACGACCCCGTAACCAACCCCAACGGGTGGGTAGTGGTAACCTATCAAGCCATTAAGGTGGGTAAACCAACGGCTTACGACCCAAGGGAGGAGGGCGAACCCCTATGGCCAGAGCGGCATAACCTGGAGAAGCTAAAGGCGGTAAGGAAAAGGAATAGCCACGTTTTCGAGTCGCTTTATCAGCAAGACCCAAAACCCCTACAGGGGTTAATGTACGAGCAGGGGTTCCGGGAGTACGATGTGATTCCCTACTCGGCCAAAATGGTGCGAAAGAACTATACCGATACGGCGGATACTGGCGACGATTACTTGTGTTCAATCTGCTACACCGAGACAGAGGATGCCAACTACGTGACAGACATCCTGTACACGCAGAAACCGATGGAGTACACCGAGACGAAAACGGCCGAGATGCTCACCAAGCAGCTTACGCAGGTAGCTATTATAGAGAGCAACAACGGGGGGCGTGGGTTTGCAAGAAACGTGGAGAAGCAGGTAAGGGCGCTTAACAACACCAAGACCCGCTTCAAGTGGTTTCACCAGAAGGATAACAAGGTGGTGCGCATATTCAGCAAGTCGGCCGATGTGCAGAATATGGTCTACTTCCCGAGGGGTTGGGATAAGATGTGGCCAGACTTTTACCAAGCTGTAACCACCTACATGAAGGTGGGTAAGAACGACCATGATGACGCTCCTGATACGCTAACAGGAACGGTTGAGTGGAGAGGTAAGGCGGTGAGCCGCGCCAAGGATTTGAGTGGAGTATTCTAAAACAACTATAAGCCATGGAAAACGAGATTGAGAAGCTGATACAGCAGGGCGGTGAGGACACCACCTACAGCACCATAATTGAGAAGCTGAAGAAGGGCAAGGTTATCGATGACTCGGCCGCCGAGGTGGCCAAAAAACAGCTTGACCCGCTGACGCACGATGTGTTCGATCGCATCAAGAGACCCGACAGGAAGGTGAAGATTGACCCCGACGACCCCGATTTTCAGCCTACCGAAAACACGGTGAACGTGATGGGGGGATCGGATTCCCCAACGGGCTACCGATTGGAGCCAGTGGCAAGGGTGGGCATAGCCCTACAGAAGCTGATTGTGAAGCGAGCGGTGGCGTTCGCCTTTGGGAATCCTGTGGAGCTGAACGCTGAGCCTGAAGATAAGAGCCAGGAGGATGTGCTGAAAGCCCTGAAACGGGTGCTATACGACGTGAAGAGCAAGTCACTAAATCGTAAACTGGCGCGCAACCTATTCAGCTGCACCGAGGTGGCCGAGGTGTGGTACCCCGTGGAGAAAAGTAATAAGACCTACGGCTTCGACAGTAAGTACAAGCTACGCTGCGCCATATTCTCGCCCCTGCTAGGGCATAGCCTTTACCCCTACTTCGATGAGCACGGCGACCTCATCGCCTTCTCGCGCGAGTTCACCGTCACCGTGGAGGGTAAGGAGGTGAGGCACTTCGAGACCTACACCAGCAACCTCATATACCTTTGGGTGCAGGGGTCAAACGGCTACGAGCTGGTGGAGGGATACCCCAAGAAGATCGAGATTGGCAAGATTCCCATAGTGTACGCGCACCAGCCACAGGTGGAGTGGGCCGATGTCCAGAACCTGATCGACAGGCTGGAGAAGCTGCTATCGAACTTCGCCGACACCAACGACTACCACGCTGCTCCGAAGATATTCGTCAAGGGGCAAATCACGGGCTTTAGCAAGAAGGGTGAGAGCGGAGCTATCATTGAGGGCGACGAGAACTCGGAAGCCTCCTACCTGTCGTGGCAGAATGCCCCCGAGGCCGTTAAGCTGGAGATTGAAACCCTACTAAGGATGATATACACCATCACCCAAACCCCAGACATCAGCTTCGAGTCATTGAAGGGGATTGGTGCTATTTCAGGCATCGCGCTAAAACTCCTATTTATGGACGCTCACCTCAAGGTGGCAGATCATCAGGAGGTGCTGGATGAGTATATGCAGCGCAGGCTGAACATCATCAAGGCCTACATCGGCAAGTTCAACGCCAAGCTGGGCAGCGCGGCAGAGGATCTGTTCGTAGAGCCCGAGATTGTGCCCTACATGATCGTGGACGAGGCCGCCGAGATCAAGATTTGGCAGGATGCCAACGGGGGCAACCCGGTGATGTCGCAGAAAGCATCATTCCAGAAGGCAGGGCTAACAAACAATCCCGATGAGGACTACGAGCAGTACAAGACGGAGGAGTCGAGCAGAAGCTCATTCAGCGTATTCGAGCCAACCCCCGCGTAATTATGAAGGGAAAAAATAGAACACTACCTAAGGTTGATTGTCTGACATGCGCTTACAACAGCGGCAAATCAGAGAATCACCTAACCGATTGCAGCCACACAGAGAGCAATCCAAGGGGCGCTAAAGTGGGAACGTGGCTAAAGGAGTGTAAATACTACAGCGAAAGAAAATAGTGGCTAAAAAGGCAAATAAAACGGGTTTTTCGATTCAGGGCTTCGATGTAAACCACTACAAGCAGACGGAGGAGTACCTGAGGGCTATCGATACCATCTACCAGCAGGCGGTGGACGACTTCGCCCTGCTGGGTGATCGCCTCAGGATAGACCCAGAAAAGCCGTTTAGCCTTGCCGACTACCCCAGCGCCAACGCCAAGGCCCAGCAGATCGTGAACAACCTCGCCAGCCGTATGCAGGCGGTGGTTGTTCAGGGTAGCGAGCGTGAGTGGCTATACGCCTGCAAGAAGAATGATGAGTTCCTGAACCACATCCTGAATACCTCCAGGCTATCGAAGAAGACCCTACAGAAGTTTCAGGATAGGAACCTGAGCGCCCTGAGCGCCTTCCAGAAGCGCAAGGTGGATGGGCTCGACCTGTCGAAGCGGATATGGCGATATGCAGACCAGTTTAAAGCACAGATGGAATTAGGGTTAGACATCGGGCTTGGCGACGGGAAATCGGCTCAGGTGCTATCCAAGGAATTGCGCTCTTTTCTAGTTGACCCTGATAAGCTATTCAGGAGGGTTAGGGATAAGCACGGCAACCTAGTGCTATCCAAGAATGCCAAGGCATTCAATCCAGGGCAAGGGAAGTACCGAAGCAGCTATAAGAATGCCATGCGCCTCACCCGTTCCGAGATCAATATGGCCTACCGGGAGGCGGACCACCTGCGCTGGCAGAAGTTGGACTTCGTGGTGGGGTTCGAGGTGAAGGTCTCTAATAAGCACGAAGCCTTTCTGATGGAGTGGGAAAAGAGCAACCCGGGCAAGGTGGAGATATGCGACCAGCTGGAAGGGCGCTACCCTAAATCATTCGTATTCAAGGGTTGGCATCCGCAGTGTATGTGCTACGCCGTTCCAATCCTGATGAACCCCGACGAGTATAACACCGACGAGCTGAACGAGCTCAGGGCTGCGCTCAGGGGTGAGGATTACAAGAAGTTCCAGTCGCGCAACACGGTAACCGATGTGCCGAACGGGTTTAAGGATTGGGTGCAAACCAATGCCGATTTGGCGCAGGG